GGTTCAAGTATATATGTACAAAATGCGTATGATTATGTTGACTTATATCCAAGTGCATCTAGCTCCGGTAGTTGGTTTTCAAATTTAAATGCATTTCAATATGAAAGTCAAAAGTTATTGTTTAGATTTGATACATCATCTCTTGGATCATCTGCTACAATAATGTCAGCAACGCTTGGTCTTTATACTTCAACTATAACAAACATTAACAACCCAAATGTTCAAGTATATGTTCAACCGTCTTGGCCCGTAACTACATATAATGCGACATGGTATAATACAGGAAATTCTTTAGCAACGCCTAAATCATTGACTAATGTTACAAACGGTGGTATAACTTCATTTACTGTGGATTCTGCTTATATTAACAAAACGGGAAACACAGATTGCAGACTTCAGTTATCTGATCCTCCCATTGCTTCAGGATCATATCAAGAAAATTCTTTTTATATTAATCTTAATGGTTCAACAAGACCGTATTTAAGTATTCTATATCGCTAAGACATCGCTTCAATAGAATAATAAGTATAATTCAAAGTACAATCTGTAGATAGTGGTGTGATGTCGCTGATGCTTGCGTCGAAGGTCAAAGGTGATAATGCAATTGGATACGCATCATAGAAGGTAACTTTAATTAGAGGATTCATTTTATTTGTTAATATGAATAGCTGTGCGTCGGAATAAAGATTCTGGCGGCGAGTCTTCAGTGGATCTTTATTAATCAATGCCTTATACTGTTCTGTTGTCTCTGGCTTGTAGATGCCTTTCATCCATTCTAGAATCTCTCGATAGTTCTTCAGATCTTCATTCACAATGAAGTTGATTAGAAGCGGTTCGAAGGTCATCTTATCGCCATACAGCTTGATGTCAAACGTTGGTGTAGGTTGAATCACTTCACCACCGGAGACGCCAGGAAGGTTAACTCAATATGAAAAGTATTCTACATGTGGTAGCTTATCAAACTTTAATTTAAATAACGCAGGATGCGTATAGTCTGGTGTGGTTGGTGCGAAACTCATACTCTTATTTATAATAAGACTCAGATAGAAGTCTTCCGGCTATATTCTTCCCATGATAGAAGTAACGAGACATAATGTTTGCATTATAATATAATCGTTCTCCGGATTCATTTAATGCTTCAAGAACATTACGAGTGAATAATTCTTTTGTTTCCCAGTAATTCGTATCACCCTTAGTCTTATGAAGCGATAGAATCTCTCTGGAGAAACAATCTTTTCCCCATAGTGCGACATCGGCCTGAAGATCCTTGGATGATGAATAGTATTCTTTCCAATCAGATTCAGTAAAGACTCTTCGCTTACCCTTCTTCTTCATGGACTTATATAGATACTTCCTACCTATATATTTTCTATTATTTGTTTTATTAGTTATCATGTATACAAAACCATAATACTCAGAAATGTCATCTGAAGTGAACGGCTTTTGATTAAAAATCCAAGGATTTTGAAGATACTCTTGTTCTGTTATCATTACAAAAGTATTTAGTATTGTTACAATGTAATATATTCTTGTACTGAATAAACCATCACATGATCATCTTGATGACCTAGCGCCATAGGAATAATCCAACGGAGATTAGGAACTATTTCTGGTAAATCATTAAGAAGGAAAGGAAAAACTTCTTCTTCTTCCATAGTTCGACACACAAAAAGTTTATCATCAAAACAATGAAAGAATGTTACTTCCCAATTCTTGCCGGAAAGAATAAGAAACGGGGTCCAGTTATTCACATCAACTCCCGCTTCTTCGAAAAACTCTCGTTGCATAGCAGAGAACTCAAGTTCACTTTCTTCTATCTTACCGCCGATAGCATTCCATTTTCCAACGACAGCGGCAGGGCCGCGTAGTTTATGAATCAAAACTACTTGAGATTTATCTTCTGAAAATAAAAGACCAGCCACATATCTTTTCATGATATAGATCCTAGATTATTATTCTACGGCTGGTTCAACCATTTCAGGAACTTCATCATCCCAAATTAAATTCTCAAGTAAAATCAAATCACCTGGAGTTAGACCAACACCATCGATGCTGGATACTGGGACAGGTTGAAATGAAATTTCCGTTTCTTCCTTTAGTACTTCCTCATAGTCCTTCATGAATGAGGGCATCATGGCTTCTACGACTTGTACACTGCCGTCTGCATCAGTGGCTCCATACTTAATCACAAGTTTTTGACGAGCCTCTTCAAGATCCTGTAATTCCTTCGAGGCTCTCTTCAGAAACTTTGAGAAGCGGTAAGCAGTCTTTACGCCCAATGCATCAGACTTCAAAATCTTTGACAGCACAGGCTCCATTGTCTTTAATTGATATAATGTCACAATCATAATTACTCCCTAGTACTTTTTCTTTCCAATTGAATATTTTGTTACCAATTCCCAATTACTCTTTTCAGAGAAGGGAATAATCTTAATCTTATTTAGAGGGCAAAAGGTCTTCATTGTTGAGGGCCACTGCACATATTCTCCATCCTCATCCTGAATTAGTTCGGCTCCAACGATATCACACAATTCCCAATCGTGCAACAGCTTCGCAATTGTATTTCTACGTGCAACGTCAGCCTCATCTAGTGCTGGAGCCTTTCCGTCCAGGGCGAAGAGTTCCTTAAAATGAACGATATAAAACTTACCTTTCTTATGAAGAATATGACAGGACTGAAATAGCTTATTTGTTTTGGATGAAATTCCAATGCGCGTCAATGTCTCTTTAACTAAGAGAAAATTTTCATCATGAGGTAATGTCACTTCAATGAACGAAGAAATTAAATTCTCTACTCTCTCACTCATATTAACCACCTTTATTTAATGCTTTATTAATTTTTTCAATATCATCTGTGGTTAAAAAATTCAATAACTCTTTGGCTTCCCGTCTCGACACTTGATAATAATCTGATATAAGTTCTAAGTTTTCAATTTTCGATGCCTTCAGCCACGGAGAAAATCTTGATTTCTTTTTTAATCCACTACAGTAATATTTATATTGCATCGTTTTGTCAATGTTTGAAAACCGATTTAAGTCATTCGCAAACATTACTGTATCAGGATAAAAAGAGAAAGCTCTATTAATTATAAATGGAACATAATCATTCGCATTGAAGTCATCGATAAGATCTTCATTCTTCGTTTGATTGAGCGACTTTAGAATTTCATTTAAGTTTGGCATTGTTTATTTTCAAAAGATATATTCTCAATATTTTTCGACCATACTGTTATAAATTTAATCACAGCATTAACATCATTAAAATTAAATGTGCCCATGTCATCTATTTCCCAATCTTCATCTTCTAGGTTATCATAACACCACGGATGTATATCTGACGACCATGTTCTTAAACGAACCCTACATATTGTTTTGGTTTCGAATGTTTCATGTACTTCAAACAAATCATTCTCAGATATTGAAATTGGCATCATTGAATTGGGTATGCTTACCCAATAGCATCCTTGAGTTAGAGCTTTCTTCAACACAAAACAACGAGTGGCCGCACAAGAAGATGCGCCCATCATATAAACCTTTCCTATTTCTATTTTTTTCATGTTTTATATCCTTCCTTTTTACAATATTTAATTAATGAAGCTAAGGTTTGGTTAAGAGGATCATCAATCGGAAGCTTCTTTTTAAGCTTGATCAGCTTTCCTCCTTCTTCAAATCTAGCAAATGGATTCAATAGATACTTAAAACTATTCTTTTCGTCATGATATTCTTTCTTGCCACACACTAAACATAGTCTTCCTTCAGGATAGCAATCCTCATAGTCCCAGGAATGCGATCCGCGATATGCACTATGAAGAATGATAACATGTTCATGTGAACATTGAGTACATAATTCTTCAAGTGCCGCTTCCTTTGCGTGAAGTTTAATGTAATCTTTAATGATGCTCTTGTTCCTTGTTCGTAAAAGCTTTGCATATTCTTCCGATGTTAAGGTTTTCATAATAATTATCCCTTGAACACACAACTTGCCATAATTTCAATAAACATTGCGGTTAGATTCAGTTCATGATCGGCCACAAAGCTAGACTTGTATTGGTAGTCAGCTAGAATTAGAATTGCCTGTGGAACCGAAGACTTCTCAAGATAATGATCAAGCGAATCAAACACCGTGCGAATGATCCAATCCGGATCGCTATCAAGATTCTCAGTTACCCACTTTCGCATATTCTGAAAGTCTTTATTCTTCAGAGCAATCATTAGATCTTTTACATTCACATCTTCAATCTGCGCCAGAAGACCCACATCAATCTTACCATGAGTCTCCGCATACTTCTGAAGTTCAGAGATCATCTTACGAAAGTCAGGAAAGTATTTGACGACCAACTGCCCAACGATCTTCTTATCATAGGTATACCCTTCGGTATCTAGAATGTAAAAGAGTCGCTTAAGAATCTGCATCGCAAGTTCCTGTTTCTCTGTTGTGGAAACACTAAACTCAATCACATTCAGCCTGGATAGAAGTGGATCAATAATTCTCTTCTTATAGTTGGCCGTGATAATGAATCGGCAGTTCTTTGAATATGTCTCAAAGAATGATCGAGCCGCGCCTTGAGAAGCATT